CACGGTGGGCGTTGGTTGGCGCCTCCACTTACCTTCATTCCCCCACAATTACGTGGAGAGAAGATAAGAACCAAAACTTAGTCTAGGACCAAGCTCCAAGGTTGTACCACTGGTGAGTCAGAATCTCCTTAACGGAGATCCTGGATCGGCCTCTGAGGTCATAGTCATTCTCGTGACCTCGGTCAATCTGCTTATCCACAAACTTCGTGATCGTAAAGCAAGTACCAGTATATCGGACTTGCCGTACAACCGCAAAAGATGTAGATCGGTTCGCCTGAAGACGAGCTAGTAACATGCCCGTCCCTTCAAATCCCTGGCTTACGCCAGAAGCAACTACTCCTCTGACGAGATATCCTTCGATACCGTCTCTGGGGAGTGCTGGGGTGGCTTCGTCGAAATTACTGACGAAGCCGACATCGCCGAGCCCGAATGGAACACGGAGCCGAAGTGGCTCCGGAACCCTTCGAGAAAGACGAGACCAACAGTACCGGAACCTACTATCACAGCCATCGTAATCACGATGACGATGAGAGAGATACCGGACACTGTTAGCCAGCTTATAAATTGCTTGTACATTTTGAAGCTTTTCCTTAAGGAAAATAGGCTTGCAGTCGACCCCGTCAAACCAGTGAGATCCACAGGATTCGCGGAATGAACCTGAAGAGAAACTCTTCTTTTTGTTCACCCGAAACCCAAGGAACTCACTGAAGGCGGAAAAGACATCATAACAACCATTTGGGAGAATTACATCATCCCCAAATACACTCACGTCAGCTCCGTGGTAACCGAGATAGTCCTTGACTGCCTCAGCCGCTGCGAAGAAGATTAGTGATTCGAGTTCGAAGGTGTAGCCGTTCCCCATACTGGAGAACTTCTGCCACCGGACGACCTTGTTGTTATGCATTCCGATCTTGGAGCGACACGCATCGAACAAACGGAACCATTCGTGAGGTATTAATTCACGGACGACCTCGAGTGAGATGCTATCACTCGCAGAGCTAAAGTCGACAGTCGCCAGTCCGTGTTCTCCAGTTTGGAGAGACCCGGCCTTAGCGAGCTGCTGATTACGCTCTTGCGAGTTTAAGTTGACTCCAAACCTTCGAAGTCTACGACGGATCATATCGCCAAGAGCCTTTTGGAACCAGAGATTTATCCCTGGCTCCACGGCGATGACGCGATCCGTTTTCGAGTTCTTAGGCACCGTAACAATTGTGTTTCCACTCACTGAACGGAAACGCTCATCCCCAAACTGCGAGGAGAGGTGTTCCGACCAGCGAGGGTAGGCCAAATGAAACCATGGCTCTACAAGGAGGTACAAATCTCGAGTTATTCCATTTTCGCAATGGAACTTATTGACCGCCGAAACGTGCTCACCCTTTAACAAGGTGGTCACGCCCGGGCCCCAATTAGCCAACTCTACAAACTCGTCCGGATCGTAAGTTCCTAAAATATTACTGATTTTCTGCGCGGTTGCGTTTAGCAGCCACACATTGGATCCCTGGTAGTTGGGATCCAACAGTAAGTTTCGGAAACGAACGTTCGTCTGCGCACACAAGTTCTCGAATTCAAAGAACTTGGTAAAAGCCGCCTGCTCCTTCGAGATATCCAATTTGAAGAAATTGGACTTCGAAAGAAATTCGGTGGCAATGTACGCATCTCTAAAGTCTAAGGGATCGTTAAAATCCGATGGCTTTATCGTCCTCGCAACCAGTTGTTCAAACTCCTTATTTTCATAGAGGAGCCAGATAGACAGGCTGTAAGGGTGATTGAGAGAGGACAAGAAGTTGAGTATCGATTCGTCTGTGACAGACACTGGCACTCGATATGTAGAAGCAAGCTTTGCTAGCTCCTTATTACGCCTCTTTGAGGTCATAATAGTGTTCCTTTACGTTGGTGGATCGACCGGAGCCGTATTAATACACGGTTTCGAAGTTCTTGACTGCTTCAGTCAAGACTGCATTGGCGTCGAAGTTCTTCGCATATGCAATGAGATCATTGCGCTGCGAAAGAGTCGAACGTTCAGGCAGAATCCACTCGCAGTTCTGGATCATGTTGTACGCCAGGGTCGGTGCCGGCTGAATGCCGGTCATCGTCGATGGCGAAGTGACTTCCAGAACAGGAACTACGAGTTTGCGAGTCACTTTGTAGTTCCGCGAGGCTTTCGAAGGCTCGCGGACCGACATCGTGATGGTTGGATAACCCAGGGCAATGCCGCCGGAGCGGTCTACCCACTTCGCAACACCAGCGGCGTCGACTTTGACGGGGCTGAAGGTGTGGTTTACTGGCGTGGCTTGGCCATCGGCCAGAGTCAAAGCTGCGATTGCAGTCATTGTATTTACTTCCTAAAGTTTTGAAGGAGGGCTAAAGCATTGGCTGCCTTAGTCATGGATTGAGGCAAACGGAAACTAGGGAAATTCAGGGATGGAAACGAGGTCATTTTCGACCGTTCCACCCTTAGCCTAGTAACCGCGCTTCCGGTCTGCCGAAAGTGGTCCAGGGACTTTTGTTCGTAATCCTTGAGGTAACGGGATTCTTCGAAAGAGGTCTTACATCCGCTCTTGAACTTCAACCCTGAGGTTGCGTCCAAGAGATCGATGTAATCGCCAATAGGAAGAAACCAGTCGACCACGAAGGAGTACGGCACTAGTTCCCAGGCCACTGACAATGGGTTGGAAAGCCCATTAATGGCAGCTCGGTGTGCGACGCTGTTCTCGACCGTGTACACGCATTTCTGTGTATACTCGTATCGGCAGTCGCGACGTTCGAAAGACGTAGTCGGCTCTCCACTTTGAGTGAAGACTCGTTTAACTTCCGCCTTATCGAACCCCTCAGCCCACCCGGTTGCAATACCGCGTAGGATGGGGGCTTCAGCATCAGCAACTTGCTGAGCTGCATCATAAACACTCTGAAGCAGCGGCTTCCAGCCATACTGAAGTTCGAGCCAAGACTTCGCTATTGCTTTGTCTCGGGCAGAACCTGTGCTACCTATCCCCTGCCTCGCTCGCCGTATTGCACCACGGCTTGCGGTGACACCAAGATCTTGGGCAGCCTCTCTAAAATTTCCTTTACGGATGTTGAAGAGAGCCTTCCCGATCTTGGTGGCAGATGAAGTTACCAGATTCATTGTCTTGTTCATTTCGGCGGTAGCCACAGCCATGTTGCCCTTCGCATCTTTCATGCGCTTGAGCAACTGTGCAGTGGATTTCGCTTGGACGTTCGCGACAAGTTGGGAACTCAACAACGGGGCATACTTGACGTCCTCAGTAGTATATCCGAGGACACCCGAATAGATTGCATTCAGACGGTGGGTTACGTTGTTGTTATAACGCTCCTCACCGAAAGGATACAATACGACTTCCTTGGAATACAGGAAGTATTGGGTAGGCAGAATCTTTCCTGCCATGACAAGATCGAAGTACCCTGGCGTGCTGTTGCACGTCCGGCTGGTAGTTGTACGTAACCGTAGCTTCGACGTCTCGGAGGTAGTGGGCGCGCTGGTCGAGAGACCATCACGTGACACCATAACTCCGCGGATGTCGTTGACGCGGTTCGTCCAACTCTCAGACATGGGTACTCCATAGTTGGTAGTAAATGTAGCACAACTGCAAGCGAACAAGCCTGCAGTACCGGAATTGAGACGAGAGGCATCGCTGCCTCTCGTCCGTCCATATCACCGTCGAAGAAATGCGATAGATCGTGTCGAACAGGAAAGTGACCAAAGTCTGGTCATCCCCTGGGACAAGAGCTATCACTTCCCGCAGAAGCTCGAGCCAATACTCTCTCTCGTTCACATGCAATCGCTTATCGTCCAGGATGTCCTGGAGTTTGGCGATGATGTGATCGCGGAAGATGAATGTAGCTCTGCTCATGTGGGTCTCCGGTAGTGTTGTAGGAACCAGCAGAGGTGAAAAACCCTCTAATGGTGATCGCACTTGCGATCTAAGAA